GAAACTGATTATCGTAATGCAACTATTCAACTGCAAATGAGCCAAGCTGCGTCAATTTTAGATAGCACAACTCAAATGTTTGGGCAGATGTTTGGCGAGCAATCGAATGCTTATAAAATTATGTTTGCAGCCTCTAAAGCGTTCGCCATAGCGCAGTCTATTATTGCGATTCAGGCGGCTATTGCTTCAGCGGCATTCAGCATGCCTTTCCCCGCTAACCTTGGTGCAATGGCTATCATTGCGGCGCAGACTGCAAGCATCGTCTCTACAATCGCAAGTGTTGGCTATGCTAACGGTGGATACACGGGCGCAGGCGGTAAAAATGATCCAGCTGGTATCGTCCACAAAGGTGAAGTAGTTTGGTCGCAAGATGACATATCACGCGCGGGCGGTGTGAATAACGTTGAAATGATGCGTAAACAAGGCGGCACGGGTGATAATGGCTACACAAACTTCGTCACTGAAAACAACCGCGCTCAAAAAATGCAGCAACAGTCTAGCGCGGCAACGTCACAAGGACAGCCTATACACATCCATAACCACGGCATTGATGAAGCTATCGAGGACTGGTTCAAAGGATCGTCATCAGATAAGCATTTCGTGAATAAATTTGAGCGCAACAAGTCAAGTATGAGAACGGCATGAAGATAACGACAACTTTGTTTGGTGATTTGGCTTTTTTGCCGTTTCAAGCTGATGCACCAATGACTGAAAATATGTCATTTCTGACTGATGTTCAAACAGCTCAAGATTCAACAGAGGAGCGCGTACAGCTACGCACAGCACCACGACATACATTATCGTACACAATGCCGTTGCAAGCGTGGCAAGTGATGCAAGCGTTTAATACTGAGTATCAGGCGTTAAGATTAAAGTGGGCTATCCCATTGTGGTATGAGTGGCAGTTTGTTGGCACAGTTAATGCGGCAGCTAGTTCAATTGCATGTGATACGACAGTCTTTGATTTTAGACCGTCAAGTTTAGCGTTGCTTTATACGGATGCTGATACATGGCAGATTGTGGAAATCAGCACGATGACATCAAGCGCCGTATCAGTCTCAAATACACTTATTTCACAACAAAACTGTTTCATCATGCCTATTCGATTGGGCTGGATTGCGGACAATGTAAGTTCGTCATTCAACGGATTCATTTCGACTGAAAGCATGGATTTTGAGATTAATGACGATGAATATTTAGAGCCAAGCGCACCAGCTCAATATCTTGGCGATGATATATATTTCAAAGCACCAATCAGCGGTCATTCATTCATGACGCGCACGATTCAAAGCCGTGTGGACAAAGTAGATTATGGTTTGGGTGTTATTGATCGTTTATCTCCGTGGAAAAATTCAAGGTACGCTACGCCTTACGCATCACTACTCAAAACGCCTACAGAGATTAGAGATTATCGGAACTTCTTATATCGTCGTGCTGGGCGTTATCGTCACTTTTGGATGCCCACGTTTGAGCGCAATCTACGGTTAGTGACAACAGGAAATATCACGACGACTATTGTGATTAAAAACGATGGCTATAATGATTGGACTAGACGTTCAAATATCGCCATACAGCACATCAACGGAACATGGACAACAAACACACTATCTGCACCGACAATCGTCGCTCTAGGCAATATACAGCTTACGCTTGGCACATCGTTAGGCTATGACGCTTCACTTATTCGCAACATGTGCTATCTTGGTCTATACAGATTTGATAATGACTCGATAGATATGAATTGGATCGGCAACAGTATCGTTCAATCGAGTGTCAATATTGTAGAGTTAACACCATGATTCATTTGTTTAGATTCGTTGAAGGCGTTACAGTTTATACCTTAACAAGTGCTAATCGCTCACAATCTCATGCGTCAGAAACTTACACACCAGAGGCTATAGGTTTAGAATCTGACATCGAGTCGAAACAGGCATCGGATCGGGCAACGGTTGACATTGGCATTACGCTTAATTCAGTCATGGCGAAGCGGTGGATCAAACCTGATTTATCGGCAACAGTTACGCTTACATTATTTGAGATTGACGGCGGAACGACTAGCCAGATATGGTCGGGATCGTTAACCAATGCGAAGGTTTCAACATCAAAGATTACGCTGACTTTCGATGACGGCGTGGGTGAGATTAGGAATGGCTCGGCAAGCCCTGTATTGCAGGTTACATGCCCTTATGTGTTATATGGATATGGCTGTTTCTTGAATAAGACGGATTTTGCAGATGCGGCAACAGTTACAGCGGTTAGCGGCTTAGTTTTAACCGTACCAGCGGCAGCAAGTCAAGCCGATGGTTGGTATAGCGGCGGTATCATTAAAGCGGCAAACGGTGATTTGGTGATGATTACCAAGCATGTGGGCGATCAATTAACGTTGATTCGTTCGGTGGCTGTTTCGGTATCTGACGCGGTTACAATATATCGCGGCTGTGATCGCTCAAAAGAAACATGTAATACTAAATTTTCTAATTTAAATCGTTACGGCGGCAAGCCGTGGATACCGACGGTTAATATATTTAGCGGAACGCCAATAGCGTAGGGGTTGATATGGGTGGCTTCTTTGGAAAAATATGGAATGCGTTTACTTATCTTGGCTTTTATATGCTTGTTGGGTTTTTATTCCCAAAGCAGAAAGATTCTGGATCAAAACCACAAGACCTACAAGCCCCGCCAACAATCGCGCAAGGTATGCCAATCATGATAGCGGCAGGTAGGCAGCGACAAGAGAAGTCTCATTGTGTCGATTGGGGTGATGTTAAATCACATCCAATTAGAGCTAAAGGTGGTAAAAAAGGATGATCGTCACACTTCACGATATACCGCGTCCAGAGATGTGCATAGCAGGCGCACAGGCGTGGTTTGAGGCGAATGGATTAGATTGGTACGACTTCAAACATAACGGCATTGATTCTGCTATATTGCTTGCCATAGATGATGTAATGGCTCATAGAGTTGTGGAGTGTGCGCGTGGGCGGATCGAGTAAAAGTCAGGTTGTAGGTTATACATATTCACTCGGCGCACACTTCATATTTAGCGCAGGCGAAGTTGACTTCGTTTCGGCTATTACGTTTCGAGATCATGAAACATACGCATGGCAAGGCAACGTTTCATCAAACACAACACTAAGTATCAATAAGCCTAATTTATTTGGCGGTCAAGCTAGTCAAGGCGGTGTGGTCGGAAAAATCTCTTTGATGTTCGGCGCACCAGCTCAAACGCCAAACACTTATTTGGTCGGATTACGCGGCGCGTTAGTTCCTGCTTATCGAAATGTTCTAGGTGTAACATGGGAAGCATTAAACATTGGCGCCAATCCATATGTTCCGACATGGGGGCTTGAATATTCGCGAATTCATAAGCGATGGTCGCTAGATGGGGTTAACACGAGAACGCAATGGTATGACGCGAAGGCGGCAATACCATTCGTTGGTAGTGTTGCTGGTTCGGATATGTTTAGCGAAGAGCACTGGGATTATAAGTACTACACCTACCCATACACGGGTGAGACGTTGTCTAATAAGAACGTAGACATAGACTTAACGGATTGGACTATTAATCAGGAAAAAGCAACAGTACCTTTTGTAAGCGGTACATCTAATTTCCCAATCGGGGATACTGGTAGACCGTCTAGCATGTGGTATCGCTGGAACTTTACGCCTAAAAAATCAAAAGACATAATCATTGACGTTAGCAGTTTATTTCAGTTTGACGTTTGGTTAAACGGTAATGTTCTAGATAGTTTACCAAACGGCACGAAAACAATCGTTATACCTAAAAGCAAATTGATCGTAGGTGGTAATAACGTTTTAGCTATTCGGACGAGTGGTGGTATTCCTTCAAGTCCTGCTTATTATGAGTATTCATACACTAAAAACCTGCCAGACCAGTGCACGGTATTGAATGATAGCTGTTCACCTCTAGACGAATACATAGCAAATACGCATGTATCACACGGTACGCTAAACCTTGCGTATACGCATCAGGTAGCAAATACTTACCGGTCATCTTACGCAGCGACAATCGAAGACCGACCTGATCTAGCTACCTTTGACTTTGATGTGAACGGGATTAAATACTTCATTAATGTTGTCTGTAAAAGCAATGACGACCAGCGGGAGTGGAAACAAGGTGTTTCTAAGCACTTGGTTGATGAAGTTGCAGCATCGCCTAACACTATAACCTTTGAAATTGTCTACGCTGCTAATTTCGACATGAACCCGATCCACTGGCTTCGTGAAACTTACACAGAACCGTGGGCGCGTAGATTTAGTGAGGCATTGTTTCCTGATGCTGAATGGCAAGCGGCTGCTGATACGGTTTATAACGAAGGTTTAGGTATAACTACATTTTATGATGGCTCTAGTTCGATTGAGGCACATCAAGCGGAAGTTAGGCGCCACATTCAATGCGAGGTCTACAAAGATCGAAAAGACGGCAAATTCAAACCAAAGCTAATTAGAAATGATTATGTTATAGCTAGTTTATTATTGCTCAATGAATCCAACATTAATGATATTAGCGACGATGGCGGTCAAGTATTTGGGCAGCTTACGACATCGGTAACTGTTTCTTATACCGATACAGAAAACGGCTGGATTGACGGATCGGTAACGGTTTCTGACATCGCACTGGCACAACAGCAAGGCAAAGTGATTGCGGTAAATCTTGATTACAAGATGTTCACATCGCAAAAGATTGCGGCGCGTATGGCTCAGACCATGCTTAAAACACTCAGCACCCCATTAAAGAAATATACAATTGACGCGCATCGAGTTGCAAAGGATTTAAATAAAGGGAGTGTGTTTAAAGTATCGTGGGCAGCGTGGGGCGTGACTGAAAAGGTTATGCGTGTCACAGACGTAAACTATGGCAACGGCTTAAAAAACAACATTATCATCACATGCACAGAAGATATATTTTCTATAGCCGACACGGTATACATTGCGCCACCTACAACATCGTGGGCTCCTCAATTTAGCGAACCAACAACCTTAAATAATCGCTTGGTTATCGAAGCTCCTTATCTTGAATTGGTGCAGTTAAAAGGTCAGTCTGCTGTTGACTTACAGCTAACCAACGTACCAGAGAGCGGTTATGTATTGGCGGCGGTTGGGCGCTCGGCAAACGCCACAAAAGCAATGATGTTTGATTCGCTGACCACAACATACGACCAAGTCGGCGCATTGGATTTTTGCCCTACTGCTACACTGACAAGCGATTGCCCTATATTATCTGGCGGTACTTTGGTTGAGTCAGTTAATATCAGTAATGAGCTGGACACAAATCTTGTCGTCGTCGGGTCGTGGTGTCAGATTGATAATGAGATATGGCGCGTAGACAACATTGTTTCAGGTGTAATGACAATTGGTCGGGGTTGTCTTGATACACTGCCAGCGGAGCATCTCGCAGGGG